TGACAAGATTCAAAGTGCTTATGACCCATTCATCAACGCTTTCGCCCACATAAAAGACTAAGCGGAAGCCATCCTCAAATGGAAAATAACGCGAGCCAAGAATTGCGTTCTTGATAGCTCCGATGGTGTAGCGCGGATCATTGCCATATAAGGAAAAGGCAATTGCTCTCATTTCAATAAATCTCGCAAGAGAACTTGATAGTCCTCGCTCTTGATGTAAAAGTCATAGGCCAAGGCATCGAATGAATACATTTCACGGGCATTGACAGAGCGATAGCCTTCATCCCACTCGGCTTTGCCTGCTAATGGATGGCAATGCTCAATGATGACTTCGGGCAGATAAACGAGGTTGCCAAGGTCTTGACCTAGTTTCTTCCAAAAGTTGTCAAGATAAAGATGGCGAAGTTTCGGTGGCACCATCCCGCCAAGGGCGCTGACGATGGCTTTTGACATCATCACAGCAGTTGGCAAGTTCTCGCCTTGAAGCAGGTCATTGCCATAAGCCACGCCAGGGGCGGTGCCTATGGCTTTACTTAATTCAATATCCCAATCAGGTGTTCTGAATCTATGGTCATCGCCAATGAAGGTGAAAAAGTCATATTCGTCAACATACTTCTTGGCAGCGACATTGACAGGATAAGCCATTCCCCTTGTGGTGTTTTCAATCTCCAAGATGTATTCGACACCGACTGCGGTGCGATAATTGATTAGTTCCTCGTCATCTTTGTCCACAACGAAGAGCAGGTCAGAGCGACAAGAGAACTGCCTGTGAGCTTGCAGAACTTCAACTGCATTCTTTGGCCTGCCTCTAGTTGGCACAAGCACTAGATTATTTTTCACTATCATTGATTTCCCCATAAATGGCGGTGTAAGCCGCCAAGTCGATGATGCTATCTTCGTGGTTAGGTGTCTGAATCAAGCGAGCAATTTTGACAAGACATAAACACAAAGCGACCTGTGAAGCACTTATCTCTTTTTCAAGATAAACACTCCACAGGTCGGCGATGCGCTTGTGATTGATGTATGGGTCGCCATAAATATCTTGGCGATCCGTTGCGGTGAGGCGTTTAGCCTCATCCAAAATCTTCCCCGATTTCATTTTCTTACTTACTTCCGCGCCCAAATTCTGAAGCCTTTGGGTCGATGGCCTTTAATATCGGGCCAAGGAATGCTGCAACAAAGCAGGCAACATAATCCTTTAGAGGGCGTGATGGGTCTGCGAGGTAGAGAGCTGCGACTGAGGCTGCTCCTGCTCTTGCATAGGTGCTTCCAATTGCGATGACTTTTTCTTTGTCGAGCATTTGCACTCCTTGAACTTAGGTCTGCCGAAGCCCACAATGAACACCGGCAGAGATGGCTTTAACTTTCCGCGATTTTTAACTTTGTATGCGCGAATCTTACGACATACCTGACCGCCATTGCGTTGGTCGCCTTTGACATCAGGTGAGGTGTTGCCTTCGATGACGATGACAGTGCCATTGCCTTTGACTTCTTCAACGATACCGATGTGGGAGATGCGGTCAAGGCTATCATTTGGAAAATCAAAGAAGGCTAAGTCGCCAGGCATCGGCTCGGCGGTGGCGAGGTCTTGCCAACGCTTCGCCTCGGCGAATGCCTTTGCCCCTGCCGGTGTGTAGGTGCAATCAGGAATGTTTAAGCCAACTTGCTTGGCACACCAATTGACGAAGGCACCGCACCAAGGCTGATTTGCCTTTTGATACTTTGTTTCATTATCAGCAGGGCCTTCAATGTAGCCAAGTTCGGCAACTGCGGTGGCTATGAATTTGTCTGCTTGGCACATATTATTTCCGCTTTGTTAGAAGGATTCTATAAATCTCTTCAACTTGTCGTTCTAATCTGTTGACCGAATCTTTCAAACTTGAGCCACCATTTGGCTTTAACTCGTTTAGATAATGCTTGACGAGCCATTTGATGCCAATGGCTACTGATCCGATTATGCTTATCAAGGCAACAACAAAGCCTGCCCAATCAACTGCGCTCATTTTATGGCTCCAAGTAAAGAACGGAAACTGTGGTGGTGTTAGCTCCCGCAGTGGCAGCATAAAGAACACTGCCGATAGGAACTAGAAAATCTAAATTTGAATCTTTTGGAAATTGCATTCCATTACTACTTGTCACATCAGAGCCACCAATGTAGCAGGGATGATCATTGCTATTGTGCAGGACAACTCGGCGATTTTCGCCATACGCTTCAACGATAATTTGAGCAGTTGAGTTGATGAGCACTTGTTTTGAGGAAGCCATTTTTCTCCTGTTTCAAGAACCCCAAGTTTTCAAAATCATCTATTTGGTCATCAATGGTGCGAGTGATGGGAAAGATGTCGGAAATCACCTAGTTAAGTGCTGCGATTTCGTCTGCGGTCAAACCAAGTGCTGCAAGTTTTGCTTCTGCTGATGCCTTAGCATCTGCCTTAGCCTGTGCTGCTGCTTGCTCTGCTGCCTGTGCTTCTGCTGCTGCTACTGCCGCTGCTTCTAGTTCAGCGATTTCTTCTGCAGTCAAAGGGAGAACAGTTTGCTCTCCCGTTGAGCAGTCTACGATTACTTTTTCCATTGTTGCTCCTTATGAGTTTTTGATGCCGTATAGAAAGAATGAGGAACCTGAAACGAATTGAAATGTAGATGTGTTAGAAATATCTATGCGGTCAATTGCCGCAGTAGATTGTATTAGTCCAGCATTTGCCTTCATCTCAATAGCCGTTGCATTTGTTTCGTTCACTCCAAAAATACCAACGGGTTTGTTTTGTGACGCTAGATATGAAGGAAGGTATATTTCAATGCTACTAAATGTGTTGCTAGTGGCAGATGAACCAACAAGAGGAATATCTGATAAGAATGTGGTCGCACTATTGCGATTAGATGAAGCCGCTGAGCCATTGCCTTGTAAAAAAGTCCAAGAATAAATAGAAGTTGAAAGATTATTGATTGTTAGATTCAAGGTTCCATTTGTTACGGCTCTATCATTTCTCGCACTCATCCTCAACACCAAATCAGTATAGGTACTTGGTATGCTAGAAAAGGTAACAGATGCGGCAGTAGTTGAAAGAGTATTAGATGCGATGAGTGTATAAGTATTAGCCATTTGTCACGCAGCCTTTATGCCGTAGAGTGTGGCGGTTGCTCCAGCATCAAAATTTGCTGCCGATAAATAAAGTTCGATTGCGGTTATTACACTTGTAGAACGCCACAAGCAAACTGTTCTTCGCACTTCCCCTGAACCATTTTGGTCTAAAGAAAGTTCAGAGAGCAAAGTTTTATTTGTAGAACCAGCATAAGAAAAGATGTCTACGTTACACATCATTTGTAGAGTATTGACAGCGCCAATAAAAGCGTTATCGGTAGATGAGTTTTGTGCTGATGTCGCAGAACTGCCGCTACCAGTCAAACTGGTTCGTGAATAATTTGTTCCTGAATCTGAATTGAAGCGCAATCTTAGTGTGTTACTACCGCCTGCCGATTTTCCAGTAAACACTAATCGCAAATCAGTATAAGTTCCAGGAATGGAATTAAAAGTTATGCTTGAAGCCGCACTACCCAAAGTAGTCGTTGCTATTGGCTCGTATGTCGCTGGCATTATGCCCCCTTAATGCCGTATAGGGCGAAGGAAGATGATGTAGTCCAACTACCTGTAGTAAGTTGTAAATCAATAGAAGTAATTGCGTTAGTATTTATCCATACTCCCGAATGTAAAATTACTTGCCCTGTTGGTGCTGTTGTTCTATTCAAATCTGTGCCTGTAAAAACTCTTGCTGTTTTATTTTTAGTGGCACTTGCATAATCGTGAATATCAATTATTCCAACACCCATCATATTTGTAAGACTTGCACCACTATTTGGAATTGGCGTGTATCCTGGTCCTATAGAATCAACAGATGCGTTTCCAGTTGCCTGCGCTACAGAACCATCTCCATTTAGCATATGACGTGCATAATTAGTTCCTGTATCGCTATTGAACCTGAGTCTATAGTTGTATTGTGTATTGGTTGCTGAATCTGTTGATTTACCAATAAAGCGTATTTGCAAATGCTGATAAGTGCTAGGAATGGAACTAAAAGTAATTGTTGCACTAGAACCATTACCAGTAGCAGTAGCAATAGATTCAAAGGCACCGCCTGCCGCAGCACTTGGTGAGCGATAACCGAATGCTGATCCGTTAGCGAAGGTCTGAAGTAAAGGTGACATCAGTAGCCTTTATGCAAACTTCGTCTGAGTCTCAAGGACAGTGTAAGTTGGCGTTGCCGCAGTCTTGATGATGGTGAAGACATAGGCGTCAATGGCGCTGGCGTTGCCGGCGCTAATGGCCGCAGGCACCTTGGGCGTGACGGCGCTGCCATCAATTTGAATGACATTTGGATAGTAGGCAGTCGAGCCATTGGTGTTAAGCCAAACAAGCGTGATGGCATCGCCGACTGCCAAAGCTGAATTGAGTGTGGTTCCGCTTGAATATCTGAAATTCAATGTGTGGTTTGCGGTGGCATTGGATGTGTAATACCAAACAGAAGCGGTTGAAACATCAAAGTTGATAGTTCCTGTCGCAGCAGATGCGACAACATTGACATCTTCTTCAAAGCCTTTGATAACTAAATCCGACTGTGCTGAAGCAATAGATAAAGTCACAGTTCCGCTTGTGCCGCCACCTGATAAACCTGTGCCTGCGGTGACGCCTTCGATGTCACCTGA